CCTTATATTCGAAGAAATTTTTTTGAGGTATTTTATTTTTCTCATAGAATTCTTTGTTATTTTTCAATAGCAGCGGGTATATGGCATTTCTTACTAACATTATATTATATTTTACCAACCTTTTTATTATATATTATAGATATCATCTTACGATTCCTAAATACAAAAAAAGCACTTTATTCTCATTTAAAAATAATAGGTGACGAGAATAAAAATACATTATGTATTTTGATGACAATTTCTTTATTAAAACCAATCAAAACACCACCAGGATCTTATTTTTTTATATGTTTTAAGGAAATTTCTTCAGTTGAGTGGCATCCTTTAAGTTTAATCACACAGAATCATGATACTTTAACATTTTGTGCAAAAGATATGGGAGAAGGATCCTGGACTAATAAAATAAGACTTTTAGATGAATCAAGATCTTTAAAAAGTAAACTAAAAGATAGCCCTGTTTTATTACAAGGCCCATATGGACATATAAACATTGATTATAAAAATAACAAATATAAGTATTTGATTTTAGTAGCTGGTGGTATAGGAATTACTCCAATTTTATCAATACTTTACGATATAAACCATAATCATAAAAAATTTAAACATTTAAAACATATTTATTTAATTTGGGTTGTTTCACACTCTTCTTTAGTAGATGGGTTGAGTTTTTTTCTAAAATATTTAAATAAAGACATTTTTACGATAAATATATATTCAACTTATAAAAAAATAGAAGAAGGTTGTCAAGATAATTACTTCAACATTCAAAATTCTAGACCAAAAATGTCAAATATAATTAATAGTATATATGACGAAAATAAAATGATAAGTTCAGAATTAGGTGTTAGTTGCTGTGGACCTCACTCTCTATCAAACGATGTAATAATTTCATGCTCAAAATTAAATATTGATATTTGTAATGAAAATTTTTAACCGTATTAACAAGTTATTTTTATTTTTTATTAAAAAATAAAAATAACTTGTTAATAAATAAATGTCGTTTGACGAATATAAAAAAATTCATGTCTTATTTAGTCATGAAAATCCAAAATCACAATTATCCTTGGAAATCAAAACAAATCCTAAAGATGAAATGGATGTTAAGGTTAAATTAAAATTTTTGTATGAATTTGGTTTAAAAGAGTTTGATAATAATTCTGTAATGTTGGCATTTGAAATAGATGGTGATTCTTTAACAAATGAAATTATAAATAACTTTAAATATATATTACCTGATGTAATTGTAAAGGAAGCTAATACGGCAAAGGACAATGAAGTCATAAAATTAAGAAAAGATATGATTTTAATAGAAAAAATAGAAAACAATGAAATGATGTTATCTAGGCAAAGATTAATTAAAAAAGATATAGTTGCCGATAATGAAAAGAATTTAATGATAAATTCAAAAAAATATTACATGTTTGCTGATCAAATTAAAAGTAAGGAAATATTAGATGATAATAATAGAGATGAAGATTTAAAAATCAAATCAGAAGTTCAATGTAGTGCAATTGTAAATAATCTCATTTTAAATATGAATAAATTTAAACATAATATAGATGAACATAATACACAAAGTGATGAAAAAATTGTATTGGATGATAAACCTATAATTGAATATATTAATAATGAAAACTTGAACTTTAATTCAAAAGAAAAATATGATGAAGAAGACATTAAATCGCAATCCTCATCTATAAATTCTTCAGAAAGTATAAAAAAATATAAAATTAAACATGATGAAAATGAAGTTGATATTAGTTCAATTAAAATAAAAAAAATGAACGTAGAAGATAAATTATTACAATTACTTGATGATGATCCATTGGATTATAAAATAAATCTACAAAAAAAGATTGATTATCAACTTCGTTTAACAACTGCAATGAATAATATCTCTCCAACGAAAAATATAATTTTTATTATAACTGAGCTTATGAAATATATAGATAATTTTGACTTAAGTGGTGAAGATAAAAAAAATATTATTATATCATCTGTTAAAACTTTTCTTACCAATGAAAAAATAAATGATCAAGATATAAATTTTATAGTAAACACTGTTTGTCCTGAACTAATAGATATTTTAGTTTCAGTTGATAAAAGAAATATAACTATAAAAAAGAAAATTTCTTGCATTTTTCCTTGGTGTTCGTAAATTTAAATATTTTTTAATTTTTTTATTAAATTTATATTTAATAAAAAATGAGTAATAATTCTCGACAATTTATTAATACATGTGAAAATGATTCTTCTGCACCTACTGCAAAGGATTTTCAATCAACTTTAAAAGATATTTTAGATGAAATTGGGGCAAATCAAAAATGCATTCAAAAAGCAAATACATTTTTTGGTTCAAGTTTATCTGATAATTCAGATTCAACAAATATTAACGCAACTGGAAGTGATTCTCCTGATACACAATTAAAACTAACTCCTTCCCAATTTGATGCTTTTAATAAAGCGTCATCTGATATGTCTTCTGATGGATGTGGAACACTTATAGTAAATGCTGCAAAAATTACAAACATCAAAAAAAGAATGAACTGTATTATTCAGCAAAATATGACTGAAAGTCAAATTTCCTCTAGAGCAAATGCATTAATAATTATTAAACAATTACCGTACGATTGTGATAAGTATTTAAATATGTCTGAGGCTCTAAATTTACAATGTTTAAAAAATAAAGAAGCGCAGGCAAATACAGTTTTAAATTTATCTGGTGCACAATTAAATCAAACTGTTACTTTAACTGTTAAAAATAAGTTGGAATTATCTTCAGATGCAGAGATTGATTTATCTGATATGCAAAAAGAAATTGCAAAAACAATAGTTGAAACTAAATTAACATCTGATAATAATTTTACTGAACTTCCTCAATCAGTAAAAGATATAGTAGCAACAGATACATTTATAGATGAAAATTGTACTAATAAAGCTATAAATGAAAAAGTTCAAAGTGCTTCAGTTAATCTCGACACAAATGCAAATGTGGTAATTGAATTCATTGGTAATTTAAATGCTTCAAATTTAAATATAAATCAAAATGTATTAGCATCAGTTGTAACTGAGGTTTTATGTAACGATGCAATAAAAACCGCACTAACAGCAGCTACAAATATTACTGAAACATATGAAAGACAAACAAATATAAGTTTAAAACAACTTGGACAAAATTTGGCTGATAGTTTAAAAGCTTCACAAAAGGCAGATGCAATAAGTTCATTATCTACTACACCTGCACCTTCAAATACTACACCTTCAAATACTACACCTTCAAATACTACACCTTCATCATCTAACTATTCATCCACTGTTTCATCATCTACTACACCAGTACCTAAAACATCAGATAATACAAATATAGGTATGATAATTTTTTGGATTATTTTTACTCTAATTATTCTAGGTGCAATTGGTTGGGTTATTTTTAAATTTATTTTACCTAAAATTAAGAAGAAAATTTAGGTATAAGAAATCTAAGTCTAAGAAGAAATATATCTAGCAGAAAATATATATTTTATAAAAAATTGAAATATTTTTATAAAATACCAATAAATGACAACAATCAAATGGAAAACATCAGCAGACTTGAAAGACGAGAAGGTGTTGATATTGGCTATCATGAATCAAATTTGGAATCTCTGAATAGAGTTGGCTGTGTTGGAAAATCAGGAATAGACAAAAAATACACATTGGAACAAGTTATGAAACTAGCTTATGAAATTAGAGCGAATATCATTATCAAGGCCGGTAAAAACGCAAAATGGTATTTGAAAAAATGTCTTCCTAATGAGATTGATGATAAAATAGAAAAACAGAAGAAATGGCGAGATATGTGTAGATACACAATGTGGGTTATAGAATGGGAAAATTAAAAAATTCAATACAGACTATTTTTATTTTCCCTTGTTTTTTACCCTAAAATAATATATTCCTACAAAAATTAATAAAACTAAAAAACAACCAACAACAACACCAATAATAATTGAAGTAGATGAAGAAGTAGATGTAGGTGTTAATGAAGATGAAGATTCAGGAATAGACGTAGATGCGGGTGTAGTAGACGTATATGTAGGTGTAGACGTATATGAAGGAGTAGTAGATGCGGGAGTAGTAGATGTAGATGAAGGTGTAGTAGATGTAGATGTAGATGAAGGTGTAGTAGACGTAGATGAAGTAGTAGACGTAGATGAAGGAGTAGTAGACGTAGATGAAGGAGTAGTAGATGTAGATGAAGGTGTAGTAGACGTATATGAAGGAGTAGTAGATGTAGATGCGGGAGTAGTAGATGTAGATGAAGGTGTAGTAGACGTATATGTAGGTGTAGACGTATATGAAGGAGTAGTAGATGTAGATGCGGGAGTAGTAGACGTATATGAAGGAGTAGTAGATGTAGATGCGGGAGTAGTAGATGTAGATGAAGGTGTAGTAGACGTATATGTAGGTGTAGACGTAGATGAAGGAGTAGTAGATGTAGATGCGGGAGTAGTAGATGTAGATGCGGGAGTAGTAGACGTATATGAAGGAGTAGTAGATGTAGATGCGGGAGTAGTAGATGTAGATGAAGGTGTAGTAGACGTAGATGAAGGAGTAGTAGACGTATATGAAGGAGTAGTAGATGTAGATGCGGGAGTAGTAGACGTATATGAAGGAGTAGTAGGTGCGGGAGTAGTAGACGTAGGAGGTTTAGTTACTGTTTGTAATGATCTCTGATAATCAGCGCTATCACCACATGTTTGATTTAATTGTGCACTTGTTGCATTAATTCCACCACCAGCTTGTACAATCATACTACAAAATGTAGTGTTAATATCAGGACAACTAGGTAAAGATGTTTTTACTTTAGTAACAAAATCATTTACAAAAGAATTTTGCATACCATTTGTGCATGATGGAGCAGCACAAACACAATTTAATCCAGTTGATCTTCTAATTGGATCAACTGTAATATGTCCTATAGCGTCGTCTATACATTCTCCAACTGGATCTGGATTACCAAGATCAGTTGTTCCGTAAACTCTAGATGAATTAGTACCTAAACACCTGCATGTTTTATCAGCATATTTTCTATCACCATTTTTAGAACCTCTGACAGCCATTATTTCACAATACTTATCAACAAGGGTGGATACATCGTTTGTGTTTAAATCATTTACTGTATTATAACCATTTGCATTTAACTTGAAAGAAAGACTGTTGTAAAAATCTTTAAACGATTTTCTGTGTAGAGGATTGTATAAAATTTGTATTTTAGCTGGATCAAATAAATTTAAAATATAAGTGTTGAGATTAGATAAAATTAATTTATTATTATAAACAGTGGAGAAATCAAGAATACCTAATGGACTATTATAATTTATATTTGTTCTTGTTGTTCTATTTACAAATGATAAAATTCGATTTGGTTTAGGTTCAGATGTTAAAGATTTGTCAAAAATTGTTAAATTTCCATATTCGTCAAAGTAAACTGTTTGATCTACACGATTATTTAAAGCTTTTGTAATAATAGTTGATTCTTGGGGTGTAAACGTTTTTATTACAAAAAATTTACCTTTAGTAAATGGAATGTTAGGATATACTCTGTCAACAGGTAATTCTGTCCAGAATTTGTTATTCGTATCATTTGATATTAAACCATTATTTGATCCAGTAAATAAATTACTTGTGAATAAATTATCATAGTATAATAAATTATTATTATTCATTTATTGTAATTTATAAAAAAGTTTAAAAAAAAAATAATATAAAATAAATGTTCAATAGAAATAATTATACATCATTGAGAAATTTACCAATGTTTATGGAATCTTATACACCATCTTCTACATATTTAGTAAATGGTCAAAATACAACTTTATCATCAATTATAAGAGACTTAGATGAAAAACAACAAGCTTCTATATTAATAGATAATCAAATAGCTTCTTTTAAATCAACAGGTTTAGATCCAGTTGTAATTCAAGGATTAGAATCAGCAAAAATGGGAATACAAAAAAGTATCGGATCTTATCAAAATACACTTGCAACTGAAGTGAGTAAAAATGATTTAATCGAGTTACATGCTTCTTTAAGTGAGAAACCAGATCCAAGTATCTCAACACAAAGACAAATAAATTTTTTAAAATTTATAATAGATAACAAATCTTAAATATTTTTGTAAAATAATATGGTTTAAAAACTCAAAGTATTTTACAAAAAACGATGAAGGCAGATAATAATTTAGTTGGTGTTCTCATGATGATCAAAAACGAAGAAAACAGTATAGATGTAACTATTAATTCCGTGAAAGATTATATAAAACATGTTATTATTTATGATACGGGAAGTACTGATAAAACAATTGAAATTGTTAAGGAAACTTGTAAATTAAATAACCAAGAATTACATTTAAAAATTGGTGTATTTAAATCTTTTCCAGAAAGTCGTAACGATGCCATTGAATTTGCAGAAAGTATCAAAGTGAAATTTTTAATTCTTATGGACGCTGGGGATGAATTTCAGACTGAAAATTCTAAAACAAAATTTTTACAGGTTATATCATCTATTCCACAAAATATAAATTATGGTCTTGTAAAACAAAGATGGTATGAAAACAATAAAGGTAGTCTTGAAACAAATGATCATAACGATTTAAGATTTATTAGAAATAATTCAAATTGTCGATATGATAAAGCCTCGCCAGTTCATGAGGCATTTTTAAACGTTGGACAATACTTGAATTTATTTGATATATTTATTTTATTTCAAGATAGAGTGAAATATGGAGGATCTACAGAACAAAGATATCAAAAAGATATAGATAATTTACTAAAGGCACCGAAGACTAAAAGAAATTATTATTTCTTATCACAAAGTTATATGTCAATAGATGATTTTAAGAATGGGTTTAAATATAACGTTCTCTCATTGGAAACAAATGATGGTACTCATGCTGCTATTGATGAGAAATTTACATATGTCAGAGCTGGATATTGTGCAATGATGTGTAAAATGGATTTGAAAATTATTTATAAGTATTTAGAATTAGCAGTAAAATGTAAAAATCCACCAGTAGATGGTTTTATTTATTACATGAAAGTAAGTATAGATAATAATTGTGTTGAAAACGTAGTTCCATATATAGAAACTATATATAATTTGAAGAAACCAACAGATGAAAGTACTTTAGTAAATCATGGATTCTATGATTATACTAGATACAACTTACTTAGTATTGTAACACTTATATCTGGTAAGAAATTACGTATTGGATATGAATCATGTAAGAAAGCGATTGCAGTTAGAAATCTTCCGGATGATAATCATAATATGAAAATTTTTGAACAACTGAAAATGGAAAATAAATTGGAAGATGATAAATTGGACACTAGTAGTAGTAAGGTTGAAGAATTAGATGACGATTACGAAGAAGAAACTTCATTAGAAGACAAAGTTAAAAAAATGATCAATAAATTAGACAAATCTGACGTAAAAGATTTAACTAGAGATGATTTGAAAGAAATTAAGTTTTTATTAAAAGAATCCTTGTCAAAGTAATAAAATAGAAATAAAGAAATTATTTTTATATTATTTTTTAGTATAAAAATATTTATTTTCTACTTTTTCTTCTACTTTTTCTTCTTTTACCTAAATCTTCTTCATCTTCTTTTATAGATTTTAACTTAGGTCTATATTTACTTCTTTTTTTCTTTACTAGTAAACGTTTTGGTAATTTTTCTAATTTTTTTATTAATTCTTTATCTTTATCAATTTTCCAAATTAAATCGATATTTTTTTTACCTAATTGATCTATCATTTCGTCGCATCCTTTTCTAACTTTTTTTAAATGCGCTTGAATTTCAGCTAATTTATTTCTGTTTTTCAGAGTTCTGGTTCTCAATTCATCAATTCTTTTTTCCATTTATTTTATAATGTTATAAAATAAATTTAAAATAATTACAACCATTCTTATCCAAGTAAAAGTATATATATCTTAACCAAATATATAAAAAATATTTAAGATTGTTTTTTCAATGCATTAAGTAAGTAGTCATGCATTTTATAATTCATCAATAATCTTGTAATTAGCATAAAAACTAATGCATGTAAGAAAATTCCTGACCATGTAGGTTTTTCAAATTCATCAATAGTTTTAATACAAAAATATTTTTCAAAAATATTATTCGTAAATTTAAAAGTCTGTGGCGTGGAAACAATTACAAAAACAATAGCACTTAGAAAGGATATCATCCATTTTTTTTGATCATCAGTTGATGTTTCTTTTGACATAATAGTTTTTTATTTTAGTAATATTTTTATTTTTTTATATTTGAAAAAATAAAATAAAAAAAATAATGGTTTTAAAATGGAATAGTAATATAGAATCTGTTATACATACTATAGAAAAACAATCAAAACTTTTTAAAAAAATACACATTGAAGTATCAACGAGCGAATATTGGAAATACTCAATGTTTATGAATATCGCAATAATTATATCTCCTTTAGCAGGATTAGTAACAGTTGTAGGAAATATTTTATGTAAGGAAATTGAAGATATGATTTATTATAATAGTTCTGCGGCGATTTTAAGTTTTCTAACAACCGTAATAGTTGCAGTCATAAAATTTAATAAATATGATGAAGTTGGATACGAACATAAAGCTGCATCTTTTAAATATACATCTTTAGAACAAAATATAAAAAGACAACTGATGCTTGGGAGGGATGAAAGAATACCAGTAAAAGATTATTTATCTTGGATTTTAAAATCTTATGATGATCTTTTTTCATCATCTCCACTTTTACCTAGTGAATTTATAAAAAAATATAGTAAACTTATTGAAGATCTAGAAAAAGATTTTGAAAAAAAAGAAATAGAACTTTTTGATCATGAACATAAAAATTCCGTAGATGATGACACAACCATCATTTTTGAAGAAGAAAAAGAAAACAAAAAAAGGAAATATCAAAATCAAATTAGTGATTACGATTTAATTAAATTTGATGATGAACAAATGCGTTATGAATTAAAAAAATAAAGTTTTTACTTGTTTATTAATCCTGAAACAATTGTCGTTGGCGAATTTCGTTCAGATGTATGAACAAATTCTCTCATTAAATTTAATTGAAATTCAAATAGTTCCTTATTTCTAATTTTTAACCATCCTAAAAATAATAAATATACTAGTACCGATACTCTTATATCATAACAGTTTACTTTCGTATCTTTAATCGTATAAAGAGGAATCACCTTTAAATAAATCATTCCGCAAATAAAAATTCCATTTGCACAGATGTTTTCATTCATCAACATTTGATAAATTAAAACTATTATATTATGAAGTAATGCAAGTTGTAATATCAATTTTGGGTTATATTTCGTTATATCGAATATAAATAATAAATACCAAACAAATAACCAATAAGAAAATATATAAGAATAAGATTCTAAAACTGATGTCATTTTTTATTTAATAAAAATATAGAAAATTTATTAGCTTTTTTTTTAAAGTGATAGAATGTAAATTTTTCTCATATTTCCATTTTTATCCGGATTCTGTTTAGATATTTGACTTATTATTTCATACATTTATTTTGTAAATCTTTCCAACTAATTGAAAAATATTGTAATTTTTCAACCAAAATCATTTTTTATAAGTTGTATTATTATTATTATTATTGTATATTTCTTGTGTCATTGAAAAAATTTATATTTTAAAATTATATATAATAAAATGAATTATTCTTTCAATTATAGACCTGAAACTATTCCACCTCTTAATAAAATTTATACTTATAAAACAGCCGATGAATTTCAAGCTAAAATTTATAATAAGTTAACCGATATGGTAGGTGGAAACATTTACTATAATGTAAACGAAAGACCTATAGAAGAAGTTTATAGTAGCCCAGTTTTTACAAATAAAAGTCAAATAGTTGCCAAACGATACATTGATCCAATGGATTCTTTCAAACCAGAGTATACTCGAATACAACAAAAAAATAACAATTTAGGACAACTAACATGGATTCAAGATAGCTGTGAATGGAGAGAAGATTTAATTTCGAGACAACAGAGAAAAAACAATCAATCAGCATATGATCCAAAATGGAAAATATATTAAAAAATTACTTAAAAATATATCAATAATAAATAAAAATAATGTCAATGTCTCCAATAATTTATTCAAATAAAGAAGTTTCTAGACAAATTTCAAATATAGTTTTTAATATTATTTCACTTGTAATATTTATTTATTTTTCAAAAAGTTTACTATCCAACCCAATTAGTTGCTTCTTATTTTATTTAATTTTTTATTTTATTATAATTGGATTTTTTATATCTTTTTCAATCTCAAATGTTTTTGAAACACCAAATGAAGAACAAATTACTGAAGAGATAGGTATAATTGAATCTACAAATATAATTGAAAAAAAAGAGATTAAAAATAATAATAAATATAAATTATTTTTGAAAAAAATTAAAAATTTAAGAAAGGAAGTTAGAGAAACAAAAAATGAAATCAATGATATGAAGAGGGAAATTTTTGTTTTAAAAAAAAACGGTACTCCAATATATCATGATCTATCTGACGTAGAAGAAGAAACAGATAATATAATAATTGATGATAATATAAGAGTAGAAATTTTAGATAATATAATAAATCAATCTGAAAACAATTTTGAAATAATACAAAAGGATTAGATAACAAAGAAAAAATATACAAACCGGCAACATATTAAAGTAGTTCCTGTACTAATCGAAACAATGTAATTAAATATATTAAATTATATTTAATTGTGATTTAAAGACAACATGTCGATAAACGACAGTAGATGTAAAAAACATCAGTACCCTGAACTGATGGATAGCTTTGGTATGATAAATCACGTGATGTGTAAAAAGTGATTTAAAAATCACATATGGTATTGGTTTAAATTAATTACAATATATCTAGCAGTAATCATTTGAAATACCATCCAATAATTTCTATTCTCTAGTGCGATCTGTTATATTTCTTAGATTTCTTAGATCTCTTAGATTTCTTAGATCTCTTAGATCTCTTACGACCATCAGATTTCTTAGATTTCTTAGATTTCTTACGACCATCAGATTTCTTAGATTTCTTAGATTTCTTAGATTTCTTAGATTTCTTAGATTTCTTACTTCTCTTATATTTTCTTTTACCATCTTTGTGTGCTTTTAATCTTGCAATAATATTCTCCTCACCTTTAGTCAATGTTCTTAATTTAGTTTTTTCTTTTTCTTGTTTTTCTTGTTTTGCTTTTAATTCACTTTCAAACTTATTATATTTACTAATTTCAATATCTTTTTCTTTCATTTTTTTCAATTCCGCAGCTTCACTGTCACGTGTTTGTTCTTTTTTTTTGTTTTTTAATTCTTCAATAATTTTGTCTTCCGTACTCATTTTACTTTTACTACTCATTTTTATTATTTAAAGATTTTTTAATTTTTTATTTTTTTAATTTTTAATTTTTAATTTTTTCAAATCACGATAGAATTATTTTAAAAACTTGGAAAATCATAAGAAAATACATCCATGGATATTACTTTATTTGACAAACTACCTACTTTTTTAATAGAAAAGATTTTTATATATATGAAACATCCATTAACAGATATGATAAGAAATTTCTGGATTAAAAAATTATCATCAAAATTAGAATTTTGGAATAATACTAAATATGAACTACAATTTCCAATAAAAAAATATGAATTAGAAAAACTAGATAATTTATTATTCAAATACTCATGGTTTATTTACGGTTTTAGATATTATGAAAAAGATGGAATTTATGGTTCGATTAAACTCATAGATTTGGAAGAAGAATATTGAACCACAGTTCATGACTGAAAATATTTAAATACAATTTAAAGATATACGATTTAGAATTAAATACAATGAACGTTCAATGCAAATTTTGTAAAAATGAATTTAGTACTAACAAATACATGTTAAAACATCAACGAAATACTAAAGCATGTCTTGAAATCCAAAAAAGATTTTTAAAACCCTCTTATAATTTAAAATGTCTTCAAAAGTCTGACTGCTTTGAATTAATTAGTTTTAACTGGTCATTAGACCTGAATTCTGTTCCATCGAATGAAATTTGGCTAATATATATTTACATTTATTATTCAACTGATGTAAATGAATCAGAATATACTAACGGCATTTCATATATATTGAATAAATCAATTGTAGGAAATAGAATTAATCTAAGCCTTCACCAAGATCAAAATTTTTCCCTAAAACACCGTGGAAAAATATTTAGTGCAAAATTATCATATGGGGATTTAACTACGTCTATCCCATTAGAAATAGTAAGTGTTTTGAGGATCTGATTTTGCGATTCTTATGTGGAATGCCGGTATTGTCTAAATGTCATCATCTGGTGATTCATATACTGAAATGGAGGAAACAGTTTCTGCTAGATATAATGTAATTAATTGAAATCAATTACTTACATTATATCTAGCAGTATCAGCATATGGAAATTCTTATAGATTAGATAAAGTATTTGAATATGGAAGTGGTTTCAAAACATCGTTTGAATGCTAAAATAATGTTTTTCATGTCGCCGTTGTTTCAACATCCGGATATAATATTGTAGATCCTAATTTGCAATATTTCAATACATGTTTTTTGTTACGTGGATTCGCTAACATTGGCTGTACCATCTCATCACACCATACACAACAGCCTCGTGTAGATGAAACATAATCAGATAGATGATTACAAGAATGTGTGGAACAATAACAATGTATTTTAATTAAACAATCTTTGTGTTCAATTCTTAAGGATTCAAGTTTACTCCAGTCATCTATACTGTTAATCCAATCTTCTTTTGAACGAGTTTTATTTACAAATGTCCATGTTTTTTCAATAGTATCCATTTTTAATTTATAATATTTGATTATTTATTTATTTATTTATTTCATTTTTTTGTTAATTAATAGATATATCATTAAAGATTCGAATAATTTAGAATTTGAATTATGGTAAATCTATAATAACGTGTATGATCTTATCATTGGCTGAAAAATATACTAAGAATATCGTATTAGACTTGGATTTAAAACTACGTAACGAACAATCAAATATTTATATATCATTATTAAAAGAAGGTGTGTTAACATATGAACAATTAAAAGATTTAGGTATATTACATAAAATTTAAATTGAACTTAATTATATGGTAAAAAAGTTGTAATTAATATTTAAAGATTGATATTCTCTTATATATAATGAAATGTGAATGTAAATTTTGCAAGTATGATTATAGCGTTTATAAAAAACAACGCGAATATGAAATAGAAAAAATGAGACTTGAAATTGAGAGGATGAAACTTTCTTTACTTGAAAAAAAGGTTTTAACATATGATCAAATGAAGGAAATGTTTGGTAATTCTATTTTATAAGCAGAAATATTGCTTATAAAATAATAATTGACTATATATTTAAGCAGAAGGTCCGGTTGGTCCAGTTGCCCCATCAATACCATTGGTTCCGTTTACTCCGTTAACACCAGCTGGTCCTGTTGCACCAGTTTCTCCTGCTACACCAACAGCCCCGTCTCTACCAGTTGAACCAGTTTCTCCTTGTGGACCAGTGGGTCCAGGTAAACCATCATTACCAGGAATTCCTTGTGCCCCGGTTGGTCCAACACCTTGAATACCATCAATTCCTGATGGACCGGTTGGTCCAGGGATACCATCGTTACCAGGAATTCCTTGTGGACCCGTTGGTCCAACTAATCCATCACTACCAGCAGGTCCGGTTACACCAGCTTTACCAGTGGGTCCAATTGGACCATCATTTCCTGCTGGACCCGTGGGACCAACTGCTCCATCTAATCCGTTCTTTCCGCTTGCACCGTTCACACCATCACTACCATCTGCACCAGTTGCTCCGTCTAATCCAGCTGGACCCGTTGGTCCCACAATACCGTCATTTCCCGTTGGACCTTGAATACCCTCGGGACCCTGTACACCATCGTTTCCTGCTGGACCTTGAGGTCCTGGGATTCCTTGAATACCATCAATTCCTGCTGGACCAGGTGCTCCAGTTGAACCAATTTGACCCTGAATTCCTTGAGGACCTTGGATTCCATCATTCCCTTGGGGACCCATAGGCCCGGTGGGACCAGGATTTCCTTGTATTCCCTGGGGACCCTGTACGCCATCGTTACCCTTACTTCCTGCTGGACCTTGAGGACCCGCATATCCATCGTTACCAGGAATTCCTTGTAAACCAGTTGGACCCGTGGGACCAACGGGACCCCCACTTGGACCTGTCATACCTCTGGGCCCAGCTGAGCCAACCTCACCTTGGGGTCCAGCGGGTCCAACCTCACCTCTTGGTCCAGCAGGACCTGGGGGTCCAGGTACAGATTGGTTTGCTATCAAAAAGCTCAAAGTCTGCTCAATTCGATTAATTATCTTCCATAAAGTTTTGATTTCTGCGTTATTGTTGCTCATTTATTGTAATATAAGATAAAATAAAAAATATTTTACAAATTCCTTTTATAGTTGAAAATCATAGTTGAATATCATCGAAAATATCAAGAGTAAAAAATTGGAATTTATAGGAAACTACACTTATATCTATATAATAAAATATGAGAATTCAATATCTAAGTGACCTTCATCTAGAGCATTATCATAACTTAAAAATTCCATCGATATTTCGTAAAATAATAATAGAAAGTGTTGGTGATGTATTAATATTAGCTGGTGATATTGGATATCCTTTTGAAAAACATTACAAGGATTTTATTCAATTTATATCTGATAAGTATGAAAAAATATTTGTAATACTTGGAAATCATGAATATTATAAAACACATTTAAATCCAGTAAAAGTTATACTTGAAATAATAAAACCTTATAAAAACATTACACTATTAGATGATAATTATGAAATATATAAAGGATATTGCTTTATTGGAACAACATTATGGAGCAATGTCCTTGATATAGAAATGGCTTATAAATATAAAATAAACGATCTTTTCAATATTAAAAATTGTGATAGTATTGAAGATTACAACCAATTACACAACAAAT